GAATACAAAGTATCTCTAGTATTAATTCCAGTCGGTCTTAAATCATGATATGTCTCCATTTTAACTCCTATTCATGGTTAACGGCTACACAACGCCATTTGCTAGTAACTGCGTTCCAAATAAATCCAACATCAAGCCGCTTGCCGTTATCCACTTTTCCAGGAAGCAGCTCACCTTCAAATTTATTTCCCCAAGCGATTGTTCGTTCGGCAGTACCCACAATAGAAATCCATAGCGTTTGTCCGATGGTGGGCGTGCCAGAAAGGTTGGCGGTCATTGATGTTATATTACCGGTCAAAGCCGTTATATCAACGTAGTCGCAATTATCTGTATTTATTGTAGGCTGGGCGGCAGACGTGATACTCCTAACCCTTTTTGTAATGCGCTTATTTGTTAACGTGAGCGTCGCCGTTTCTATTCCCAATGTAGTCAGTGCTTCGGAAGCCGAGGCATCGTCGATTAAGGTTTTTGCGAATGCAGAAAAACCCAGAGTGGTTAAAGCCGCTGAAGCCGAGGCATCGTCAATTAAGGTTTTTGCGAATGCAGAAAAACCCAGAGTGGTTAAAGCCTCGGAAGCCGAGGCATCGTCAAGCAGAGTTCGAATAAACGCCGAATACAAGGCCGTGCCATCGGTGTTGCCATAAAAAGTAATGGCTCCCGTCGAAGTGTTGAAAAATAAAATTGATTTCCAGCCGTCAGACGCATAAACTTTCAGCGTTTCCGTTTCTGCCGACGTGAACCACTGTAACATTCCCACCTGTGGTTCTGCCGCTCCATCCACTCCCCTGTTGCAGGTTACAGCCGCCGCGAACATCGCATCCAGCGCGGCTTTAAGCGCCGTCATTGTCAACGGGCTTGTTGAAGGGACTGTATATTCGTCAACTTGTGCCATTATATTTTCTCCTAACTTGATATTTTATAAAAAACACTACCATTTAAAATGCTGTCGTCTGCAAAATCAGTGTCTCTTATGAAAGAGTACGCTCCCCCTTCGGTAATTTCCGCAAGTGATATATATGTGTTGGCGGCTATTGTTCCCGCCATTAATTGATTAGCATATGTTATTTTATTAAACAATACAGTAACCGGAACATAACTTAGTGCCGTAAAGGGCAAACCATAAATTCGTGCCGCGCCAGTAGACGTACCTTTGGATGTTAAAACAATTCTAAAAACGCAAGAAACCCAATCGCCCACTTTTTGGTAATAGCCTTCTTGTGTTGAGTATGTTATTCCTACTTTTGCCCCGCCGAACTGTAAATCAGGTATCCACGTGCCGGAAATCTGATGAGACGGTGCAATAAGCCAACGCCCGCTTCCCGAAATTGGCTCGATTACATCCGGCGGAGAAGCGGCTGTAGCGGAATCCGCATCAAAGTAATGCGAATACTGAACGCCGGAAACAACGCCCAGCGCAAAATCACCATCTTCCACTATTGTATCGGTTAGAGCGTCGAGGCATCCGTCCGTGCCGCCCGTTAGTTTAGTGTAATTATATGTCTTAGCCATTTAATTCCTCCTATGATTCTAATTTGCCGTAGCCTTTTTGCCGTAGCCTTGTGCAACGCCCGTAATGCTTCGGGCAACTCCGCTTCCGCCATTATAAATATTAATATCAAAGCCGCTTTCGTCAAGATTTTCTATTGTATAAGTATCTCCTTCGCTTCCATCTTGTATAGCAATTCCGATTTTGGGAACGATAGCAAATGGCGCGTCAAACGTGATGTTTGAGCCCCCGATTTCCACGTTGCCCGAAAAAGAAACAATCCTATCGGGCATATCAATCGTAATTGTTACTTCTGAAATAACCGGAGTTGTAAACGGTAAAGTTCCTGAGCCATAAATTCGAAATCTAAAAGCTCTGGCTGTGTAATCGCCAATAACAAACCTTTTCCAATCGCTCCACGATGGAGTTCCCGATGGGTCGTCGTTGGTGATAGATACGGCAAGCCACACTTCCGCGCCCGACTGAATATCAAAATATAAATCAGGAACAGCGTATAAATCATCAATCTCCCAGAGGTCGGAAGATACAAGGTCAATTGTTTGAGATGTAATGCTCGCGGAAACTCTTGAAGTATAAACTTCCGTGAGGTCTATAGTGTTTGATGGCTGAAAATATCCGCTTTCCACAATGGTTTTTGAAACGCCGTGCGCTTCCATCCAAGCCATAGAATTATAATTAATAAATCCGCTTGCGCTCTCTATTAAATAGGTGGTGTAAGTATCAGCGAAATCAAAGCCCGTCTCTACGGTTTTAAAGTTATATGTTTCACCAAAGGCTGCGGATACAATGGTAACGCCGGTATCCGCTGGCGTTAAAACTTCTTTTACTTTATTATTTGCATCACAAGATTCTGTCCCGGCTGAAGTAAAGTAATCATCCACCTTCAAACCCGTGCCATAGTGGTCTTCCTCTGTCGCCGTGATTATGTACAGTTTATATTGCGTGAGCGTTCCGCTATTAATTTCCGCGCTGTAAGTTTCCTCTGTTCCCGCCTCTTTTATGTAGCCGATAAGTTTTTTTCCAGTGGAATCAATTAAAATAATTCTGTAATCAATATATCCTGCCAGTATATCGCCGAAATCCAGAAAAGCGTTTCCATCCACCGCCGAAATTTTAATATTTGATATTTCTCCTTCAATGAAGTTTTTAACATCGAAATAATCTCCGTTGCCTGAGAGGCCGTAATCATATCTTAATCTTAAACCGCCATAATCTTCATCATAACGTAAGCCGCCGGAAATTCCATCCCACGAAACATCAGGCAGGCTAAGCGTTTCCACGACATTCAATCCTTCCAGCGCCGCGATGTCGCTAACCACTACGGAAGCGTTACGGCTTTTGTTGCCCTTGTAATCCACAGCCTTGATCAGATACGATCCCACCATCGCGGGGACTGTAATAGACGTTGCCGGTTTTCCCACTTTATTAATTAAGGGTGTCGCGCTTCCCCACGTCGCGCCCGCAGTAAGGCTGGAATATCTGATTTCGCAATGAGAGTAATCTATATCCGGCACTGCATCCCACGACAGAAAAGCGTTACTGCCAATTATATTACAGATAAAGTTTTCCACGTCCGGCGGTTCTTCCGCCTGACCCGTTACGGTCTCAATGTGGGGCTCTGACCAATCAGAGAACGCGCCATAAACAGACACCGCGCGGATTTTAATTCTGTAAGTTTCGCCATCTTGAATACCAGAAATATAAGCAAATCTATTCCCGCCCTCAATCGTAAGCCATTTCCATTTTGTCTCCAGTGTTTCCAGTTTATAAATCAGCTGGTAATGGTCAATCGGGATTAATGTTTCGGAAACGGAAAAATTAACAAGGATTCTTGTTTTAATTACACCATTCACAATTTCCAGCGCGTTTGTTCCCGACTCCACGCTAATAATTGTTGGCACGGAAGGTTTGATTTTTGTTATGTCCACGGGGCGCGTGATGTTTGGATCATACTCAGGAATACCGCCATCGCGTAGTTGATAAATTTCAGGCGCAACATCAACAAGCGTCAGTTTCGCCGTAAAATCTTCGCTTCTTTCAATTCCCTTAACGATACATTCTGTTGTTTCCTTACCGGTTTCGCCGAACATCGCGAGGTCGCCAACTGATGGCGCAACGGCAATGGGTATGCCGGTTTCCAATGTAAAAGTAAGAGTATTAGTAATGCCACCGCTGTTATCTACTGCGTAGCATACAGAAGTGTTGTTCTCGTCGGCCAATCTGAAACGGCAGGAATAATCTTTGCCCGATTCAAAGGTTACGTTTTCATCGAGTGTAACGCTTGTTACATGAGTTTCTTCTGTGTTGAGAGTTATCTCTTTTACCCTTGCGGAGCCACTACCCCACAACGGAACATCATGCGTAACAAAAACATGGGAGCCGCGCCGCGCCACTAGATGTTCAAAATCCATAAATAGGGTAAACGTTTCCGGCCTTAACTTCGCTTGACCGATATGATACCTTCCCAATTTCCAAACCAAACTAGGCTTTGTGATTCCATTGAATTTCAGAGATTCAAACAAAGTAGCGTTGCTTGCATTGTAGCCATCATCATACACAAAGCGTTCATCGGTTAGGTAATTGTTTTCTTCATTAACAAATTGAATCCTGAAAGCGTGAGGCTTATTGTAGAAAATTTTCGAAGACGAAAACCCCCACGAGTTCCGAGGCGTGATATGCTGAACCACAGGTGAATCTTCAGCATCCCAAATCACACTATGCGCCCCGTCAAACGATGGGGAAGCACAGGCGCTTGCCGCAATATCAATCAATGTATCGGTAACGGAAGCCGTGAAGTCGCGAATCATATTAAATTCAAATCCTTCGCTTGCGCAAAAATCGTAAAACTCGCCGTACCTATCCTCGTCAATTTTTTCTGATGTTACTTTTTTAACATTCGCTGGATGTTGTAAAACCAGACGCATTAACGCCGCCGGATTATTTGAGGTCGTTTCCACTTCATCTATTGCCGTTGTGTCCCACGCCTCACCGTCCCATGTTTGCGCGTAAGAAGAAATTTCTCCATTAAGCTCGTCTATCACCCCATTTAATTGATTAGTCGCTCGTATCCGCAAGCAGGTCATCGCTAATGGCTGAGGAAACGTAATAGGGTCTCCCTTCACCAGACCCCTTAAAACATACCAATAAGAATTTGTGACAATTCTCGTATCATCATAATCGTTTGTGATTCGTGTCATTCGCACTTCGTAGTTTTTTGCGCTGTCAACTTTCCACCTGTGGCCGCGCCTTACTGTAGTCGTTGAATTATCAGTTACGTTGAAGGGGTCATCAAGATAAGTAATGCTACCCGAAGCCACTACAAGGCTGTATGTTTGTGGCACTCCGATTACAATATCCGCTTTTACGCTGACCGTAAACCCGCTTACACCTTCAACTATCAGGTTTTCGTATTCCCAATGGGGCGCCGTCTCTTTGTCGGAAACATATTTAATTGTTGCAATCCTGTAATATCCCGAAAGGGTCGATGTGCCTTGATATAACTGGAATACTCCCCCTGTATTTACATACAGGGAATAAGTTGTGTTGGGATGAGATTGAACAGTAATCAATGACCACGTTACACCCGCGTAACGATGTTTAAGATTTTTCCAGACTGTTGTCCATTTATCTGTCCCCACTTCGCGGTACTCCAATCGTAATCGGCAATTTACTGCACCGTGCCCGCCCTGATTATTAAAAACACAAAGACCAGCCGGAAACATCACATCAACACTTAATTCATCCACAGATTTCGGCGCGGTTCGCGTCACCGCTCCGTCCGCTTTTTTTAGTTCAATATTGATAAAGCTCTGCGACACCGACTTGGGGAATAGAGTTAAATCCGCGTCATCGCTGCGCCCCTCCACAGTTTCAATTTCCACATCTTCAAATTCACCGTCTAACGTAGTTCCGTCGCTTGACAATAACGTATCGCCAATTTTAATATTTCTAATTTTTAGTGGCCCATACCCCCAAACAAAAACCATTCTTATATATTCGTCGTCGCCAACAATTTCTGTATATGGTTTTGCGCCTAAAGGCGGATAAAATTTATGGGTTCCCAAAATTACTGGTATTGTGCCAAACGGGATAAGTTTGTTAGATGCCCCCTGTACTGAATAAGACGGGCTATCTTCGGGCGACTCCGAACTTAAACCGGCAACGGAAATTGGGAAAGCCGCGTTAATAAGCATAGTCCCCGCCGTCATTATTCCCGCGCCCCATGCCGCGCCATACAGATTTGTGGCCGCGCCTTCCGATATACCCAACGCGCCCGCGCTTAGATAGCCGCCCGCGCCGCCGAAATACCACGTCGCCGCGATAGCTACTACCATCACAACGATACTCAATATTGTCCGTAAGGGATTTTTCCCGCCCTCACTTGATCCATGAACAGGAATATAAACCAATACATGATCTTTATGCCCTGGAATAATATTCCAGCGGTCTTTGTTAATCAGCTCGCCGTTAATCTCTACAATAAAATCATCATTGCGATATAGGGTCGGAACGCCGCCCTGCTCATAAATATAATCAACAATATTCCTGATGCTCATTCCCTGCGGAACTGCGCACACACGCGGTGAACGGAAAGGACTAGGCGAAACTATGATTTTTGTATCTTCTAAATTCGGCAACTCGTTGCCTCCATGTGATAGAATTGTAATTCTCAATACACGAGTTTATTCCCGTCATAACGTGAATCATTTTTTTATTTCCAATTATTACTCCGCAATGCCAAACATATTCAGAAAACCTTAAAAGAATAACATCAAACACAATAGGCTTTTCCACCCTCTCCCATTTTTCCCGCTCGTCCTCCATAACCCGTGCTACATTTTTTAAGCAGGAAAAACTTTGGTTTATAAAAACCCCATTAAATAAATTAAGTTCGATACCTAATTGCTCGTGATAGATAAGAGCAACTAACCCGTAACAATCCGCGCCGTTTCTGTCTCTGCCGTCGCACTTAAACGGTATACCCACATAATTATTCCACCACATAATTATTCCACCACATCAAATAAACATTCCCTTGAAATAAGCAGGAGAAAAAGTTCCCGCCGGAAACGGCTCCTTCTGAAAAATATCCATTCTAACTTTTCCTGAAATTACAAACGCATCGTATGAAACTTCAGTAAGCGAAAATTCCGGCCATGACGCTTCCACCACGTCGGGCGTGTTATCCATAACAAGTTCTACCGTTACAGTCGCGGGTGTAAAAATAGTTCTGATTGTTTCCGTGTAGGCCCTATGAATATTATCCACTTCTAAAACCAGTTCCCCAAAGCCGCTTTCATCAACGCTCGGCAAACCAATACGAATCGGGAAGTGAATATAAGTTTCCCCTCTGGAGATAGTTCCATAAACCTTTTCTATCGCTGTAGTGAGTTCCGTCAATTCCTGCGTGGGGTCGGTAGATAATCTAATTGGTTCAGTTAAATCTTCATGATCTATCGTTACCAGCAGGATTAATACCCTGCCGGTCTCCTGCGCGTATGCCGTCTGCCTAAAGTTTAAACTTACTTCCGTCATGGTAAAATCTCCAAACCTAGCGATACTTTCCAATCATTGCCAAAAGGTGTCCATGATGGAATGTCAGTGAATCGCATTTCAACAGAAATATCTTCGTCAACTATTTCAGGGTCAATCCAATTAAATCTCAATGACCCCCCCAAAATAGTATCTTCAAAAAAAGTCTTAAACTCGTCAAGCTCATCATGAGTAAAAATAATAGTTCCTTTAATCGGCCTGACTCCGCAAGTAGTTCGTCTGCGAATCTTCGCCGGGCCAACTTCCATAGCAGTCTTAACGGTTAAGTTAGGCATTGAGCTTCCATAGCCGTCAACTGTCATCCTTTGTGGTAATGTACTAGGCCAATCTGCCATATTATCTCCTTATCAAGCGTTCTTTCGCGCTGAAATTAGAACGCAATACTTTATTAGAAGATGAGCCGAATTGTCCCATTTTCTTTGCAACAACTTGGTCAATCATAACGTCAATCTGCATACCACCGTTGACTTCTTGCATATCTGTTGAGATTTCAGCACCGGCGTTATTTATTATGTTAATTGTCGGAGCTATGCTTCCACCTTTCGGAGTAACCGTTTCACCTCTTTGCAGGATTGCCGGATATTCATCGGGGGCTAACCCCTTATGTAATCTAGGCGCACCTGCAAATAAAGCAGGATTAACAAAAGCTGTTTGTGGCTTATCATAACCGACAACCCCGCCACCATGCCATAATCCTACACCGGCAGGTATTGATGTTGAACCACCAACTCCAAAAAGACTTCC